AAAATTATGGTTTTGTTCATTGGGTTTATCGTTATGGATTGCTCTGGTGTACGCCTCCATAAACTTCTCTTTTTCAATTTGTCCTCCTATTTCATCGGCTATCTGTTCTAACACTTCTTTATTTTTTTGTTCCCCTAATAACAAACTTGTAATATTTTGCCGAATGATTCTTGGAATACCACCTGAACCTCCGTACGTTTGACAACACATAAAAATTGATAACCCAAGCCCTTTACCTATATGACGATGTCTCAAACATAAATTAATAAAAGGATTTTTAGATCCTGTTGAGTTATAAATTTTATCTCCTTGACAATCATCAACGATTAGTGCTAAACAAGGACGACCGCCTTGGCTGTTGTGATACTTTGGTTCAGGCTTTTTATTAAAGTATCCGTTCTCTAATGCTTTCATAAGTATTTTTGGATCAATATCGTCAATCTTTATGGAGTGGTCGTTTAGGATTCTCCATAGAGCATAGGCTTCCTGATACTTTTCCCAAGAGTCTTGTTCTTCTTCCACCTTACGGATTATGTCGTGAATATTTGCTGGATCACCTGTAGGGTACTCATCTTCAGGGTCTATTCCAAGTGGCCCGAATATAGGTCTGTTGCTTTCTATGGTTGGAGAAATAATAAAACAACGGTCTAAGCATCTTTGTTGTTTAAACCCTTGTAATAAACTTGAAAGTATAACTCCCTTTCCATATCCACGAACAGAACACACAGCATTGAGCTGATGGAGTTTAACTTGGTTTTCTGGTGTTTCTATGGTGAATGCTGATTTTTTTGGTAATTTAATTTTATATGCATCGTCTTTAAGTTTTACTGTTTTAACCATCCTTTACCTTTTACTTTTATTTTTTTTATAATACTAAATCCAAACTACACTTTGGTGTGAACTCTCCAAACATCTTGGGTGGTACTTGGATAACGTCAGCAACTTGTCTCTGTAGGTGAGGAAACTGTAAGCGAATGTCCTTACAACGAAACAGAGGAGCTTGAGGTCGGTTTCCATAAGAATAAAATGCGCTGTTCCCTTTCCATCTCATTGGACCAACTGCTCTTGATGTACCAATACCAGTATACATTGCCGATCCAATAACAGATGAAACTTTAGGATAAAAAGCAGGTTGCTTGTATCCATAAGCTCTCTTTAAGGGTAAAGTTGGTTGGAGCATTTTGTTAAGCGGTTTAATGCGAGTAAACTTTGCAATATCATTGACGTCCTTTCCTTCAAGGACGACTGGGTTGTTTAAATATGACACCATTAGATAGTTATATCCAATGGTAATATATTTAATTTTTATTTAATTTTTATTTAATTAATTTACAAGTTTTAAGATGACGGGGCATTCCATATTTACCAAGTTCCTTTTCACAATACTCACACTTGATAAGCACATTACGCTCTTTATGTTTAATTTTTAATGCTTCTTTATTTTTATTATTATATTTTATTTTACTCTCTTTAACCTTATCAGGATTATTAGCACGATATTTTATTATACTCTCCTTAACCTTATCAGGATTATTAATACGATATTCTAATGCTTTTTCCTTAACTTTATCAATATTTTTTAAATAATACTCTGTGTTTAATTGTTGTTGAGGTTTTCTAATTGCTCTTTGGTTATTAATAACATTATCAAGTAAATCCATAAAAAATTGTTCTCGTTCGCATAATTCTAAACGACTATTACAAGGGTAATCTTCAATTAACTCAATCTTACAATCATCAAACTTTAAAAGTTCTTTAGAAGAACAAGTGCCATCATTTTTTTTATTAATTTTATGTGAAGAAAAACGAGCATTTAAAGTTGTTGTAGTGCTTCCAATATATACATTATCAGTTTGGGAACTTGTTAATTTATAAATCTTTCCTTGTGAGTAGTCTGGCATCTTTTTCTCTTTCTTAATTTATATACTTTTAAATCTTTAAGTAAGATTACTGGATAATTCAGTGTTCAATATATTACCTGAATCTGCTGGTTGGCCCCAACCTTAAGAACGGATGTGAAGCAAGTGAAGATATCAGTGCGATCACCTGCGTTGTTGTCATCCTGTAAGAGATAAGCAACGGACACAGCGCCACGAGTATCCACACCAGAGCAAAGTCTTGGAATGGATGAATCCATAAAGTCAAGAGCAATTGCCATCTGGTAATTGGAAAGTAAAAATACGTTGGGAGCTCCTGAAATAACTGCATCGCTCCAAGAGTTATGGAGATTCCACGCCTCAAGATGATTGTAGAAAGCGTAAGATGGATCAATCTTAACATTAGGAATAAATGCATTGTTGATATTATACTGCCACTGGTTAACATTTGATAACACGCTTGAAGAAAACGGTTCAACCCCAGATGTAGTCTGGAAGAAAGATCCCTTATGGATAAGACCAAAACCACCGTCAGCACGAGCACCATACCCACAAGGAGCGTGAATCATAGCACCTGTGAGAGTATTGTAATAACTTGGACGATTCACTGAAATCACTTTGTTTAAGCATTGGGTATTCACGCTGAAACGTGTGCTTGAAGAACCAGCGGATTGGACTTGGTTAATATTATAATAATTGTTATAAGGTAATTCTATTTCACCACCAGAACTGAGTTTCTCTGACAAAATATCGTCATAGAAGTTATTGTCAAAAGAGCAAGTTCTTACGGTAAAGAAGATATTAGACAATGAGTAATCTGGACGGCTTGTAAGACCAAGGCCGGGTGGAACAGCGAGTACATCATTCCCAGCAAGGGTAAGACGAATTTCAACCTCACCCAACATTTGCAGTTGTACCCAGTTGGGCTGTGCTTTGAAGAACGCCAACCAGTCGCTAATGCAGTGGTATCCATTGTTATTTGCCTGAAAGTATGACTGGCCTGTTGTAAGAGCAGGAACAGGAACAGACTGGCTTGTGTAAGTAGAAGCAAGGATGCTTGCAGAGTTGGCAGCGGTAAGACCGTTGAGAGGTGGCTGAACTGCTGTTCCTGACACACCAGAGTTTCCACCAATAACAACTGAGAAAGTGGCAGGGCTGGTTGCTGTGTAAGAAGTAGTGGCCGCAATAGTAGTACCGGTGTATGTAATAGTGAACTGAGATACAAGACCACCGGCAGCATAAGAAGTAGTACCGCCAACGCTTACAGACTGAACATAAGAAGGAACTTGTTTAATTGCTGAAATTGAAGCAGCTGTGAGAGTAGCGTATGTAATACCAAGAGAAGCAAAGGGAATATCTCCGACGAGATCACCGCTTTGAAGATTGGGGTACAGTGCACCACAAGTACAGACGATAGCAATGGAAGTAGTTGCTGCTTGAGCGGCAAATGTAGCACTGCTAACGTAAACTGGGTGAGCACCAGTAGAAGCACCACCAGCAACGTTAGTAGTAATGATAGGAGCGGTATCACACTCGTTCTGGAGAGTACGACGCATAACAGATTTATCCATATCCATGTGGGAGTTCTTAAGGGTATCGTATAACAGATTGTATTGCTGTAAGTTGAGCAGACCAAGACCATTGACGGAAATTTCCATACGAGAAATCAATCCTTCAATACCCTTTGGCAAGATTGCCTGTGCGACACCACCGTTAGTGTATGCTCCGTTGGTAGTTGTAGTCTGAAAGAACATAGCAAAGGAGTTCAGATCAACAAGAGCCATAGGGAGACGGACAGTGATGAGACCACCTGAACCAGCGCTGGTAGAGTTCATTGCGTTAATCTTGAGGATGTTGGTGCTGGGCTGAGCGTCATCGGCAAGGCGATGGAGAAAGAATCGCAAGTTGCTTGGGACAATGAGGGATTCATTAAAAAGATCCATCTGTTTGTTTTATACATTTAGGTTTTATTTTAATTTTCAGGGAATTAAATTAAAATAAAAATTAAATAAAAAAGTTTAAACTTTTATTTAATTTTGATTGCGTCCATTTTTTCGCTTTGCTTCTAAAAGTTTATCCTTTAGCAATTTTCGGTTGCGTTCCTTCCAAAGTTGGTTATTCTTTTCACGTTCTTCTTCTTTTTGTTTTGCAAGTTCCTCATTAATCTTTGCTTGAAGCTCCTCGGCTTCTTCAGCTGAAAGTACACAAGCTCCGTCTTTGTGTTTAATCACCTTAAGAGAAGGGTCGTTAGGATCTTCAAAGAATTCAACAGCACCGTCTATAACAACTTCCTTTTCTTTCTTAACGGCTGGTTCTTTCTTAAGATCTATTTTGTCAGCATCGGGAGGAAGTTTACTTGGATTCCTTATGCAATATTCTATAACTGTTTTGATTACCTCTGGAGGAAGCCCTTCATAGACTTCCTTAAAGTATTCGGTCGCTTCATCAAGATCCCTGAATTGATTTTTTCCAATATCCTTAACCATTTTTCAGAAAACGTATATCCTTAACAATTATTTTATTTTTAAATTAAAAACAAATAAATGAATTGAAGTTATTTTATTTTAAATTGAGCCCAAAGACTTGAACGTTTCCATTGACAGTTCCAGCTGGTATAGACCAACTTAAACTAAAGTATGCTGTTGATATTCTAATCATTCCTGATGTTGTGGAACTGTTGTAATTTGTTCCTGATACATTCGTTCCATTCAGAGTCTTGAATCGTGCTTGTGATGCTGATGCTATTTCAACTGTATATACTCCTAATGCGCTTGGTGCTAACAAACAGACCGAGACTGATGATGTAGGCCAAGCTGTTCCGGTGTATGTTGTACCAAGTGTCGTATAAGTACCATTATAACTTGATGCGAGTGGAAACCCAGTGTTATCAACTAATTGAAATGATAAAAGTTGATTGTAAGCAGAAGGAACAATACTCGTTCCAAACCAGAACACAATGCGATGAACGTTGTATAATGGAGAAAAGCACAACGGTTCAATGCGACCAGATGTATTATTAAATGTAGAAGTATAAACCAAATTGAGATACCCACAATTCAGATACGTTCCATTGAGAGTACTTGCTGTGTTTGCTAAAGTTTTTGTAAATGAATATGTTTGAGGTACTACAAGAGCACCTGAACCAAAAGCGAATGTACCTGTACCTGTTGTTCTTACTGAACCTTGTATAGCTGGATTCAAAATGTTGTAATTGAATGTTGATTGTGCGACTGATTGGAACGTTCCTCCTGCTGGAGACTGTGATGTTGTATTAGTGTAAGTAAAGGTTATGACGTATGTATCAGTGGTTTGACCGTTTGCCGTAGGTTGCCAATACACATCTAAATTAAGTAATGGGTCATACACGTTAAATCCGGCGTTTCCAGTTATCGTATACGTTCTTGTAATAACAGCAGTCCAAGGGTTATTAAAGTAAAATCCTGTGAATGCGCTTCCATTTCTCGTCATACTTACAGCAAAACCAGTCAAATTATACGTAAATGTTCTATTCACTAAACTAAACATATAACAATAAATACCGAATGACGTCGCAAGATGTAAAACTCTTCCATTTGGATTGTCAGCATATACAGGAACGGTGTACGATATGGTAGATCCAGTAGCAGTACCAGTTCCATACCCAATTGTAGCAAGTGAAGTGTAATCGTTTGCGG